CAACGCATGTGCTCTACGAACTTCTCTGCAAGGCCCTGAGGACCAAGCTCTTTAAGCTCTTCATTGGACATGCCGTAGCGAGACCCTCGAAAGAATCTCACCAAGTCTTTTTGGAAATCCTGATCCTGAACAAGGTCAGTGAAGTACTTGCCGTCAACTTCTTCGAGGTAATTTGCCATTATCTAAATGTTTCCACATCAAAACCAAACCCATAATCCCCAAGTCCCTCTACAGTTTCCTCAGGGGTATTGATAGGTTCAGGGACTTCCACTACAGGGACGTAGGTCTCTACAAATCTGTTAGGGTCAGTGAGGATTGTTTGGAAGTTAGTAAGAAGATCATTGGGTTTTGCCTGACCTTTAGTGCCTGTAATAGCAGTCTCCAACTGGGTCACAACAAAGTTTGCTGCGTCAGTGGGGGTATATTCCCTAGTGGGGCCAAAAGACAACTCTCTAGCCCTACGTTCTGCTTCATTGAATACCTGTTTCACAGAGGAGTCTGCATTCTGATTTACAACAACGTCCCCATTATCTGTCACGGTAAAAGAGTTTGAGAAGTATGTATTAAGACCTTCTGCAATCTCTCTACGCATAGCTTTAGTCTCTGACTCCTCTGCACCAGCAACAGTGCTAAAGTCTACATCAAAACTCGGAAGTGGGGTGTAGGTCGTACCAGCCGTAAGGAGTTTTTTGTACAGATCGTCCAGTTGTTCTGGGGTAGATGCAGTGATGACAGCCTCTGTGATGGCAAGCTGAGACTCGTCACGATCTGTAACATCCCTGTCGGTAGAGACGCCTGCAATCATAACCCCAGCGATTGTCTCCGGTGACTCTTCCCCCAACTTAGTTTCAACAAAGGTGTTGAGGTCTGCCACAAACCTAGGGTCAACTTTCTGATTCTTTTCATATGCAGATAAGAAGAGGTCAAGCTGACCTGAACGCAAAAGTGCATCTGCTGTCGTTTCGGTGAGGCCCAGAGACCCAGCAAGCTTAACTTTTTTACTTAGTTCTGCCTTCTCTTCACCCCGTTTTGCGGCGAGTTCAAGCACAGTCCCCCGGTATCTCTCTAAGACCTCCTTCTCGAACATGTCGAACCGATCTTGACGTTCTTGTGCACGTTCAGCCGCACGGAGGTCAATCTCTTGCTGCCGTTCCTCTCTACGAATCTTTTCTGCTCTAATGTTTTTAAGACCAGCGTTTAACCCTTGCCAGAAACCCATTACATATCCCCCCGTGCCATGAGACCTTTAGGTGCCATAGGAGCTTCTTCTTTAGGGGCTTCCTCCATCTGAACCTCTTTAGCAACTTCCTTAGGCTTAGCTCCCATTTCTTTCAACATCTTCTTAGCACGGCTAGTGACCACGTAGTCATACTTTTGCTTCTTAGCCTTCTTGTCCTCAAAGCCATCCTCAGCATCAATGCCCACTGCCTTAGCAGCCTGCTTAAGAAACTCATGAACGACAGGTGCGGCGAGGATTGCAACATCAATAGAGTGGATACCCTTAGAGACGGCACCACGCATAATACCTCTCACGAGGGTCTGGATGTCTAGGTCTTCAAACTCAAGAAGGTTAAGGGCATCCTCGAGCATCTCAGGCTGAGACAGCCGGGTAATGTGCATCTGGATTGCTTCTTCAGGGTCAACAATCTCTGGGGGTCTTTCCCAAGGAAAATTTCTGGGTGCGGTGGTCAGGGATTGACCGGGGATGGGGCCATTAAACTGCATCTTAGTTTCCAAGCATCTTGTTATATCTTCTCATCCAGTCACTCTGGTATTGCTGAGCAGTGAGGCCGTCATTTGCAGCGAGGGCTTTCTCACTCATCTCACCTTTTGCGTTACCAGTGTACCACACAACAGGGACTTTTGTCACGTCGTTATTATTTTCAATAAGGATTTCTCTGACATAATTTCCAGCAACTGCATCTTGAACCCCCGGGGGTGCGTCTTTTGCAGTCTTGTACTCAGTACCAATCCCATACTTTTTAGTAAGACTTTGCCAAGTGCTATCAATCATCTGATAACCACCCGAGGCAGAGCTTTTTTTATTCTTAACGCTGTAGTCACCACTAGACTCTTTTGCCTTAAGGGTCTCAAGTATGGCCCTTACGTTCTCGTCAGTCTCTGCGGCAGTAATGGGTGCAAGTAGGGGCGCATCTTCCCAGTAGCTAGGATTTCTCTTGGCCATAGGGGAACCATTTTTGAAAGCAAGGTAGTTCTCAATCTCAGATGTACTTTGTTCTCTTGAAGGAAGTGAGTCAGCAAACATATTTCTGATGTCATTGACATACTGTGCCTGAATGTCCGCAATGTTTTCTGACATACTCTCTCTTTGTTTTCCGATTTGACGAGAGCCAAGACCTGACTTACCCTTGTCTTTGGTCTCACGAACAGACTGCAAAAGCGTGTCAGCCAGACTTACAGTGTTTTTGTAGCTATTGTAGTAATCCATTTTTAACTCCCAAAGCCCCCAAATACCAGATTGACGAGAGCCTCTGTCCTTGCCGCAGACTCCGCTTCAGCCGCTGTCCACTTGGCTAGGTCTATTTCTTTATCCGCAAGAGTAACCTGCAGTGCACGGTCCTTGTCATTCTCAATGGCAGTGAAGGCATATGCGATAACATCTTTTTCTTGTTGCCAAGTCTCTTCCATAGCCCTAGCAGTCATAGCATTAGCTGCTGCTGCTGCCTGCAGGTTAGCCTCATTCTGTGCACGGGTAGCCTCAGTAGCAACATCCTGTCTCCACTTGGCATTGGCCTGAGCAATAACAAGAGAGTTGGTGGCATTGAATTGATCTCTTGCTGCCTTCTGCTGAGCATTGAAACGTGCGGTAGCGTTAGCCTCCCCTGTATTGAACTGGTTCATCGCATTCTGTTGGTCAGCATTGAACTGAAGAGCACGAGCAGTTAGGTCAGCAAAGAATTGATCTGCTTGGTTCTTACTGGCAGCATTGAACTGGATAATAGCATTCTCGGCAGCAGTGTCAGTAAGAATAGCCTGCACGTTAGATTGAGCACGGAACATCTCTGCCTGCTGAGCATTGTCGAGGTTAGTCAGGTCCACCTGCAGGAAGTTCTGAGCATTCTGAACAGCAGCCTGTTGACGGTTATTCAGGTTAGCAATATCAAGGTTAGCCAGAGCAGATGCCTTAGCCAGAACCATTGCCTGTCTGTTGTTCAGGTTCTCAAGGTTTACCGTGTTAATGATACGGCTGTTCTCCAGAGCAATCGTCTGGGCGGCAGTAAAGTTTAGGTTAGCAATGTCAGAGACCTTGGCAGCATTCAGAACACGTGTCTGGAAGTTCTGGTCGAACTCTTGCTGGAGGAAGGATGCCCTCTGTTGTGCCGCGAACATTGCAGTCTGCTGACGATTAGAGAGGTTCTGAGATTCAAACTGTGCACGGGTCTGAGCATCAATCTGAGCAATAGGAAGTGCAGCCTCCATAGCGGCCTGAATAACAGCCTGACCAGCCATTGAGGAAGCACCAAGACCTCTCTCTGCAAGCATTGCCTGAGCACTACGCATAGCACCAGCAGCCCAAGCAGGCGTCTTACCACCCTCAAACTGGGTCATGAGTTCTGAGAGTTGACCTTGTACAGTGGCCTTATCTGTAGGGGTAGCCTCAGCAGCCTGCACCTGAGACATCATCTTGTCTACTTTAGCTGCATCAACAGCAGTGCCAGAGACCATCTCCCCAGCCTCAATCTGCCGCTGTACCGGGTTAGACATCAGAATACCAGTACCCTGAGCAGCTTCCATGTCAGCAATAGAAGTCTGTGTCTGCTGTTGTGCAGTTATGGTAGAGCCTTCTTTGATAGCACCCTGAGCAGGCTTAATCCCAGCAGTAGACGCAGCCACCGCATCAGCAGAAGTGACAGCAGTAACCGCCTCTGGGGTAATAGCAGTAGGTGCAACAACCTGTGCAGTAGTGTCTACGCCAGTCGTAGTGGCAGATACATCACCAGTAACTTGACCCGTACCCTCAGCGATACTGGTGCTATCCGTAGTAGGGGAAGTTGTAGAGACTGTGGGAGTACTGACATACGTAAATGGGTCTCTGATAGTATCCTGAATCAAACCTCGACCGGGACTTAGGGTAGGGACAGTGGTAATGCCATCACCTGTAGCAGGGGGAGTAGTAGTAGTATCAGGATTAGAAGGAGCACCCGGAAGAGTACCTGTATCAGGAGGAGTAGTGGGGGCAGGGTTAGCAGCAGCAGCATTACGTGCAGCAACATCTGCCTTTGCCTGAGCTTCTGTGGCAAAAGTGGCTACAATTTTATTTGCAGAATCTCTTACTTGGTACTCCCATTCACCCTGTCCACCAACTCTTCTTACGGTGAAACCACCAGCAGCATAGCCACTGACAGTACCACCCTGAGCCATACCAGTATTGCCTGCATTCATCTTCTGGGCGGCACGACTGAACTTACCCATACGAGCAGCAGCACCGGGGTTGGACGACAAGAAAGCATCCATCATCTTAGGGTTAGCAGGCCCAGTGTATCCCATCTTGGACAACAGAATGTGTTGCTGTTGAGGGTTAAAGTCCATATCGTACTACTCCAAAAGTCTATCAGGTTTTAACACAGTATAGGGAATAAATCAAGTAGGTTTAACTGGCCAAATAACATTATGAGGGAAGCCAGCCTGTGCAGTGATGTCTCTCAGTGCTTGACGGTAGGTAGCCCATGCAGCCTTGTCTACAGGAGCATCAGCTACTTGGGTCCAATCAGAAGCAGAGAGCTTTTCGTTACGCTCAGAACGGATAGCAGATGCTTTGGCTTCTTCCAGTGCAGTGATCTGATCTTGGGGCATAGGCTCTACGCTACGTACAACGACAACAACCTTACGGTCTGCATCAATGGTAAGGGTCTCGCTGCTGTAGACTTCAAGCTCTCCCAGAAGAGCCGATTGGTCTTCTTCGGGCCACCACATGCAGTCAGCTACACCAAGTGCAGGGTCAGTCCACGAGAGATCAAGGAGCGACTCTGGTTTGAGGCCTATGAGGAAAGTAGGGATAGGCTCACGAGTAGCGGTGTTGTTATGGATTTTAATCATGGCGTGTTCCTTAGTATGATGTGCCTACGTCAGTCGAAGGGAATTTACGAGAGCCTCCGGGCCAGATAATGCGTACTGCACCATTACCACCATAACCGCCACTGGAGGCGTATGAAACAGTACTAGAAGCTTGTGCGCCGCCCCCTCCACCACCAAACATACCGCCACTACCCCCAATGGCCTCTTGATTTGAAGGGCTAAGTCGCGTCCCACCGTTCTGGCCACCACTGCCGCCGCCCCCCCCAGCTCCGGTCCCAGAACCGTCAGCGGGAACGGAGCCAGTAGCACCCTCCCCATAAAGTCCTACGCCACCACCTCCACCACATCCACCAACGTTACCCCCGCCCTGCTGGTAAAATCCACCGTATCCACCAGCACCTCCTGACGGCGCTATCGCAGAAGTCATAGAACTGCCGCTGAAATGATAAGGACTGCCGCCAGCACCAGAGTAACCCCCAGCGCCACCACCTCCACCACCTGCGTTTGTGGGTGTCCCAGAAGAATATGCACCACCGGAGCGGCCCCCGCTAAACCCTGTCCCTGCAAGTACTGTGCCGCCACTAGGGGGTGTAGAAACCCAAGTGATGCCGCCAAATCCCGCCTGACCTCCGCCAGCGGCACATGTAGACGTATCTACAAAATACGAAGTGCCGCCATTCGTACCAGCAGTAAATGTTGTACTGGTGTTTAATATCCGTGGCTTTCCACCTTCACCAACGACAACCGTGTAAGAAGCGCCGGGGGTAACGCTGTAGTTGTTTATGTAAGCTAGAGCGCCACCACCCCCACCAGTTATACCGGAAGCAGTGCCGTAGCCACCACCCCCACCCCCACCGACGCACACAACGCTGACAGAGGTCACCCCCTGAGGGCAGACCCAGTTATGGGTTCCGGGGATTACATAAACAGTTTCCCCTCGAGCGGGTGCCGCCAAGGGTATAGCTAGAGCATTGCCTTGTGGTCTTCCCAGCGCACGAACACCTGTCATATTAGAAATCCGTATATTCAGCTTTGAAGACGATACCGCTTGCGAGGGCTACCTGAGAGCCGACGTAGATTTGATCCCCAGCCTCAAGGCGGAGAGGAGCAGACTCAGAGTAGGAGAAAGCAGTCACAGGGATTGCAGTCGTGGTAGCAACCGTGTGTGCCGACATCAAGGCCGAGTCAATCAGACGATCCGTAGTGCCACTGTCCTTGCTGATGAACACAACAAGACTTGAAGCAGTGACCGTGGCCCGAGGGGTGGCAGTCAACTTGGTCAGGATGGCACCATCAGCACCAGCGGTCATAAGCAGGACAATGTTAGTCGGGGTGTCACCTGCAATCGAACCAACTGCACCAGTAGCAACAGCCGTGGCAGTCTTGGGTGTTTGAGCGAAGGGAGCGGTAAATGTTTTAGCCATTTTGTGTATCCTTTAGAAGCAGAGGGCTGTAGCTTGAACTTGAGCTAGGGCAGCATTGTTTGAGAAAGGTTCGGTAGCTACTGTACCAAAGCTTAGGTTTCCAGAGCCATCTGTTTTGAGGTATTGATTTGCAGTTCCGTCAGAAACAGGGAGGGTAAAAGTGCCTGCAAAGTCCCCCAGTTCATTGATCTCAGAGGTGGTTGCAGTTACACCATCAAGAATATTCAACTCAACAGCACTTGCAGTCAAGTCACTAATATCTGCCACAGCAAGAATGCCATCAGCAAGAGGGTTTCCTGTAGAAACAAAGTTGGCAAGGTCGCGGGCTTTAGTCATTGATCTTATCCATCTTGGAAAGGTTTTTAAGAGTGTGTTCCGGCAGATATACCCTACCCACCGGAAGACTTATTATTAAGCGAGAACCTTGTCCGCAGAAGCCTGAGAGATAACCCCAGCACCAACGAGCATGTCGAGAATCTCAGTGGCCTCATCAACGCCCTTGGGTGAAGAAAGCTCCTGCTTCGCAGTGATAACCTCGGGAGAGGCATCATTGTCCCACTTCACTTTCTCACCCAAGGTAAGGTGCTGACGCACACTGGCGACATCCCAAGTACGAGGTGCGGGAGCCGGAGGAGCAGGAGGTTCGGGCTTCACGAGGGTACCATTGATCCACCCGTCCCCATTCACTGCGTCGTCAGGCACCAGCGTGTTGTAGAACTGGGCTACGTCAGGGTGATAGCAGGACACCGGGTCGCCATGGCAGATGTCTCTGATCTTGTCAGCTTCGATCCATGCGTACTTCATGATTAGTATCCCTCCGTCCACATCAGAACAACAAGGCCGTTGCCGCCAAACAGTGTAGTGGTCCCATTACCACCTCCACTACCGCCACCTACACCTCCACTTCCCCCATTCGTCTGTGCGCTACCGCCACCGCCGCCGCCGATACCACCACTACCACCAATTCCGCCACCTCCGCCACCAGCACCAGCACCACCCATTCCACCCACATAGGATGAAGATAGTGTACCCGCGCCACCCGCACCTGCACCGCCATTTCCCCCATTTGCTCCTGTACTTACTCTTCCCCCAGAGCCGTTAAAAACTTCAGGGTTAAGTAGGAAAAGACGAAAGAAGTTGATGCCCTTTTCCAAAAGATCAGTTGTGGACAACCCGTTGGAACCTGCAGTGGTGGGCGTTGACACAAAAAAACCAGTCCCCGGATCGCCTGTGTTCCCACTTCCGGTACTATTAACTCCCGGACTTGCAGCCCCACCACCTCCAGTATAAGCTCCGGCTGAGGAACTTGAGATGCTGTCTACGTCACCACCTTTCTTAAGGCCACCACCTCCGGTGGTGGCACCTACGGGTGCGGTCCCTCCAGACGACAGCAGGCTTCCTCCCGCACCGCCAAAACCACCACCACCAGTAGCGTGACCACTACTAGTAGAGGCATGACTGTTGAGGTTGACCGACCCGCCTGCTCCTCCAGTACCAAACTGAGAACCTGCACCCCCACCCCCAGTGTTTACGTTTCCTGAAGCGGCAGCACCTGTCTTATTTCCACCCGCCCCACCGGAGGCAGTGAAAACATTTCTAAGGTTTGCCGTGGAACCCGTACCGCCAGCACCACCGGAAGCCGTCGCTGTTCCGGTATTGGTAACGCCGCCGCCGGAGCCTCCAGTTGCCGTGAGCAAAGAACCTATGGAGGATGTCCCCCCGGCGTTCCCTGCCCCGTTTGTCGTGGTAGAACCTCCCGCCCCTACAGTGATGGTTGGGAGAATCTGCCCGGGAACGACATCAATAATACCCGCGGCAAAACCACCGCCACCGCCACCACAGTTGATAGCATTAGCACGTCCGCCAGACCCGCCAGCACCAACACAGAATGCGTAGATTTGATACACGTTCTGAGGGACAACAAAGTCGTTGTACGTTCCGGCGACTGGGTACACCCGAGTGTTGGCCCAGACGGGAGGAGCTACGCGAGTGGCCTGATTAGGCGGAAGACCAAAGCCGTATTGACCTTTATTCATTAGAAGTCACCTCCCAAGCCAATGACATTGATCCCGGTCTGAGCCACCGAAGTCGTCGCGCGGAGAGAGTGTCCCGAAGGGAGAACCAGTGGCATGATGTTGGCATGACTGTTGCTCGACAGCGTGGTGGTAAAAGCCGGAGCAGTGGTGCTGGACGTAATTGGCAAGACAGGAACCTGCGTCCACAGACGGTAGTTGGTGCCGTCGTAGATGAACAGGTTCACAAGACCCGAGAGTGTCGTGGCAACACCCTGAATGTCGATGTAGTCGATACGAGTACCCGAGGAACCTGCAGTGACCACAGTGCCAACAGTCGAAGGAGCCGTCAGAGACGTGTCTGCGGTAGTAAGCAGTGCTGCACCAATCTTAGGTACAGATGCGTATTGTGCTGAAGTAGCCATAGTTTTTCCTTAGATTAGAGCGATAGAGTCAGAGGCAGAGAAAGAACCCGGAGGTGCATTACCACCCGTAACTTGTGTAACAAAACCTTGTGCACCAGTGGGCGGAAGGCTTGCAAGTGTAAGATTCCCAGAGCCATCTGTTTTGAGGTACTGGTCTGCAGTTCCGTCAGAGGTAGGTAGGGTGAATATCCCAAGGAAACTGCTGAGGTTTGAGTCGTAAGCCTGAACACTGGTTCCAATGTCTGCAGACTTAAGAATTGTAGCGTCATAAGCCTGAACATCGACACCAACAGCAACACCAAGGTTAGTTCTCGCCGTAGCCGTATTATTCAGATCAGACAGGTTATTGGTGATACGAAGGAAACGACCATCAGACTGGGCCTGAGTGTAGGTGTTAGCAATCTCAAACGAACCATAGGCAATGATGTCAACAGTGTCGTTTAGGGCTGCACCAGTGGCCAGTACAATAGAAGTACCGTTGGTTGCAGTGTAGTCTGTGCTAACAACAAGCTTCACACCATTCAGGTAGACATCTACAAAACCAACATCGTAGACTGCAGCAAAGGTTGTTTGACCACTCGTAGCAGTATAGACACTACGTGCTGCAGTACCGTTCACCGAGGAGCCAGCATCCACCCAAGAGGTACCAGTGTAGACCTTCATCAACTCTGAAGTAGTATCCCAGTACAGAGCGCCTGTGAGAAGAGTGTTACCGTCATTGTCTACAGAAGGAGGAGACGACTTGGAACCAAGATAGCGATCATCAAAGGCATCATAGGAAGCAGCAGCAGCGGTAGCACTATTTGCAGCATTGGTAGCAGATGTCGAGGCAGCAGATGCACTACCAGCAGCAGCAGTCGCAGAGGTTGCAGCAGCAGCAGCACTAATAGCAGCATCTACGTTACTTGAGACGATACTATCAATATAACCTTTTCTTGTCAAGTCATCTGCATTAACAGGATTAGCAGTTGAAGTGATTTTGTTGGAACCCATGACAATATTGCCAGTCATAGTCCCGCCAGAGAGGTTCAACTTAGTGGCGTCTGCAGTGTCAACATAGGCTTTAGTGGCAGCATCCTGATTGGACGTAGGGTCACCCATGCCAGTGATCTTATTCGTCCCCATAGCGATAGCACCAGACATGGTACCACCAGCAAGAGGGAGACGAGTATTAACTTGAGTGTCAACGTAGCCCTTACGGGTCAGGGTATCATCTGTCGTGGGTGTGGCTGTAGAAGTAACCTTGTTCGAACCCATAACCAGATCGCCAGTCATGGTGTCACCAGCCTTAGTCAGCTTAGTGGCAATAGAGGCGGCAGTGGTTGCAGCAAAGTTAGGGTCATCACCGAGGGCAGCAGCAAGCTCATTCAGCGTGTCCAGAGTACCCGGAGCAGTGTCGATCAGGTTGCTGATAGAGGTGTCAACGTAGCCCTTGGTAGCAGCGTCTGCAGTGCTTGTGGGGGTGCCAAGACCAGTGATCTTATTCGTACCCATTGCAATAGCACCGCTCATGGTGCCACCAGAGAGGTTCAGCTTCAAGTTATCTGCAGTATCGACGTAGGTCTTAGTGGTTGCATCAGTGCCATTTACAGGAGCAGAGAGGCCCGTGACGGTACCTGCACTACCACTGTTCATGTTCAGTGAGCCATTGATCGTGACATCATTAAAAGAGCTAGAACCGCTAGAAGCAGTAATGTTACCAGTGACATCCCCAATCACAGCCCCAGTGTGGGTGCCTGCAGAGTTGCCAGTGAGGTTGCCCGTCACGTTGCCTGTCAGAGTACCAAAGAGGCCCGTAGTAGCGGTGATGTTTGTACCAGTGATTGCCTGAGCAGAAGAACCACCAATAACCGCACCATCAATCGTACCACCATTAATGTCTGCAGTGGCTAGGGTGGAGAGACCAGTGACATTGAGGGTACCAGCGACAGTAGCGTTCTCGTGCACTTCCAGAGTGTCGATGTATCCAATGCCATCAATGTAGACGTTCTTGAACTCAAGTGAGGAAGTGCCAAGGTCAATATCATTATCAGTAATAGGAACAATGGCCCCATCCTGAACTCTGACTTGCTCAACTGCGCTGCCACTCACTTCAACAAAGAAACTTACTCTGTTGTTTACTGTATCAACGACAACCTTGTTTCTGGCGTCAGTGTCTGCAATCAGAGGTACATAAGCACCCTCACCAGTGGAACCATCATGACGGTGGCCAGTGACGAGGAGGAAGGCATCCCTGATAGCATTAAATTCAGCGTTAATCGGAGAAGCCCGAACGACAGCGGTAGGAACGATATCCGCAGCAGACTGGCGAACGTATCCTGTCATGTAAATTTACCTCCGGTCGGCAAGTGTATAAGAAACCACAAAGGACTGAATTGTGTGGCTTGGTTGGTCGTTTGTGGTCACGTAAGTAATAGACATTGAGTCCCCTGAGCCTTGGATAGAAGTTCTACGAACTGGGCTAGGGTTACCATCATAAATGTCAGAGGCATCGTATGTGGCAGAGAACAAGTCGTAGTAGGCTGCAGCACCAGTGGTAGTGAAGAGATAGTCACTAGGCTTAATAACAGTACTGTCACCGTAGTTGAAGTCAATACCTACGTTTACTGTAACCTGACCCTCAGCCCGCATGTAGGTGTGCAAGTCATAGAAAATCTTACGAAGGATAGGGTCATCCATGTAGATGTAGGGGGTCTGATACAAGGAGAAGATTGGGTTGCCATCGAAGGTCTGACCAACCTCTTGTCTGAACACCTTACCCAGAGAATCACCGTGGATCACAAACTCTTCTGTTCCGAGGTACCCTGAGTCACCACAAGAGACTTCCATGCCGATAAGCTGAGAGTACTCAAAACCGAGTCCATCTTGGGCTGCACGACGAAGGGAGCCAATAAGTCCAAGAGAGTCAGCCTGAGAAAAGAACAAACGGAACTGAGACTTCTTATTCACAACCATCAGAGTGATGCTCTCAAGGTCTTCAAACTGAGAGAAAGACTCAAAGAGTTGCTGCACAGGCTTAGACAGGGTACCAAGTTCGATGTCCCCGATACGCTCTGTAGCACTCACAGGACGGATACCATCAGGTCCAAGGAACAGCAAGTCACCGTTGAACTCAATCACAGCATCAGACGACACACAGCCAAGGTTCTTGGTTACTTCTGCAAGAGCAAAGTTAGCTACGTTAGAGCCTGAGAGACGCTTGATATTGTTTACGCCAAAGACATAGAGTTGGTCACGGAAAGCCTTGATTGCCTTGATCTCAAATCCTACGTTGATAACACCAGCACCATTAGCGGGATCAAAACTGGCTTCATTCAACGGCGCAGAAAAGAAAAGGTTATAGGGTTGTGTCGCATCACCAGCAAGGAACAAGTGACCAGAGAAGTTTTCAGAGAACTTAGGTGCAGCAGGTGCGAGAGCGTTTGTAATCTGTACGTAGGTAGTGCCGTTCCAAGTAGCTGCACGGTTGACCCCGTCTGTCATTACAAGTTTAGGGACACCCCAGTTGATCTTGGAGAAGCGAACCTTTGTCACCCCCACCATTGTAGGAGTACCAGCAGTAGAAGGGGTTACCCATGCCTCAGTGGTAGAGTTCCAGTAGTGAAAGTAATTGTTGCCAGATGCAGGCTTTCTGCAAGCAAAGATACCGTTATTAATGCCATTGAAGACTGCCACACCAAGGACAGGAGCACTAAGCTCACCCGGAACAGTTCCGTAGTCATTACTGTAGCCCGAGATACGACGATACCCACCCTCAAGGGCAGGCTCATAGTTAATCATACGAAGAGCAGAACCGGGGAGAGCAGAACCCTGAGTAAGGTAGTCCAGATTATTAATCAGACCGCCTTGGCAAGGGGCAGGGAAAGACTGAATGTTATCTGGCATTAGCCTCTCCCAAGAATAACGGTGCTCCTAATGTGGACAGGATCATCAAGGAGGAGACGCCTCATAGTCTTGATACCGTTTTCGAAATTGCGTTGATGGATTTCAGCACTCTGGTCATTCGAGCGGAACCGCATCATGTAGGTCATAGCCCCATCCACGATAATGTGGTCAAATCTGCTGGGGACAACACAAGTATCTGTGTAGAGGGTCAGGTCCGTGGGGACACTCCAGTAGATGTACTCAACCTCATAAGCCTTATCTGGGCTAGGGGAAATACCAAACTTGCTCTCAAAGGTCTGATAGACCCTCTCTGGGATAGCCTGACTGCCTTCATCATCCTGTGCACGGTAGAGGTCAGTATACTCTTCATATGTAATCACAGGGAGTTTCTTAGGCTGGTTGTCCAGTGCAGAAGTTTTCTTCAAGTAGAAAGTGGACGTATCAGACGAAGAGTAGCTGGCTGGGTAACTGTATTCTCTGGTCCCTATGGTGAGGGTCTGAGTGTAAGTGTTCTTAAGGAATGGCCATTCTTGGGCTTCTTGGTAGATATGGCGAAGACTGTTATTAATAGCGTTTTTGGCCAAAGCCTGAACACCGCGAACAGAATCAAAACCATCACCAAGCGGGTCAAGAGTAACCTCGTTGAGCCTTGTCAAAAGAAGGTTGACGAGAGTTACGTAGTTGGACATTGCTAAAGAACCCTTGTGGAGAGCATAAGGGGGCCACAGACAGCAGCCCCCCTAAGTTAGTCATTATGCGAGAACGTCACGGTCAACTTCTGCAGCAGTCTTACGACCATCAATGTCCATCAGAACAGCCCACACACGAACCACACCCGAGGTCGGAGCAGTCGTAGCGGTAGCAATCAGCAGGTCAATGGTGTCAGCAGAGCCGATAACCAAGGGCTGATAGGCAGCAGCGTTCTGGGCATAAGCACCAGCCGAAGCAGCATCAAGATCGTAACCGTCAACAAAGATATCCGGCTCAGTCGTGGTCACACCAAGGTCAACAGTCGTGTCGTTCGATTCACCACCAGCGGCAGTGATGACTTCCAGACCAGCGTTGATAATCATGGTATTAGCAGGAACCGAGATTGCTTCGATCACGTCAGCAGCAGCCAGAGCCGAACCCTTAGCAGTTGCAGCAGCAGCGAAGTCAATCAGAACTTCCTTGAAGTAGGGCATACGCCCAGCGGTGAAGCCATCAACAGACCCGCCCGCAAGAGTAGTAACAGTAGCCATTTAAGTGTCCTTTCCTATGGCGGTTAAGGGTACCCCGTGAAGGATACCCTTGGGTCTTTATTAGGCGAGGTTGTAACGAGCGACGGTGATAGCTTCCGGGCGCAGAATCTTACGACCGTACAGGTGCATACCACGCACGATGTCAGCGAACGAGTCCGGGTCACGGTAGGTCTCGGTCTTGTTGATCTGCTCAGCGGTAGCCACAGCCGAGTCATGACCAGCAACGATCACACCGTAGTTCGTGGACTGGGCGCTGGAGTTACCCACGAAGGACGAACCAGTACCGACTTGCGGCAGGTTGTTCGACACGTAGACACGGAAGCCGTTCCACTTCGGCAGAACCAGACCATTACGCAGAGCACCCGACTCGCCCTGATCTGCATTCAGGAAGCGCGAATCTTCGTCCATCAGGACTTCCATCATCACGGGGTCAATCACCAACCAACGGCCAGACTTGTCCACGTTCTGCTGGTCGAGCAGACGGCCCATGCGGTTAATCAGCATGACGGGCGAGACATACGAGGTCGGCAGAGCGGAAGCACCCGGAAGACGAGCAGCAACCGGGATCGAGTCACCAGCCGAACCTGCAGTGGTCAGGTTGCCGAATGAGGGGCGCGAGAGCTTCATGGAAGCCAGCAGTTCGTCCGAGCCAGCCGTGGTGATAGCTTTGGTGCCATTCACAACGTCATTCACAGTGCCAGCATTTGTGTGCAGAGCGGTCTGCTTGTAGCCCGACAGGTAGCCCAGAACTTCTTGGTCATGCTGGTCAGCCAGACGGTAAGCCGCACGGTTGGTAGCAAGGTCCATGAAGTTGACGTGCGAGTGAGCTTCTTCGATGTCGTCAACTTTGAAGGCGAAGTAGTTTGCCTTGTCAACAACCAGCGAGAAGTCTTCGTCGTCGAGGTCTTGAGCTTGGACTTGGGTGCCACGAGCGTATGCCGACACCGAGATTTCCGGTTCTTTGATGATGCGGACGGTATCACCCTGAGCCGAGATTTCACCAAAGTAGTCCGAGTTCGTAATGTCACCAACAACAGTGGACTTACGGAAAGCGAGTTGAACTTTCTTCGAGTAGATGACCGAAGAGAAGTTACCGTTGGGCAGGTTCGACCAGCCAGCAGCAGTTTGGAAAGCCATGAGAAAATCCTCCTATGATATTTGGCTTTGATTAGAAGCTAAACACACGTCTAAGAGGCTGAGGGGTTTTTAGGGTGCACAGTCTATAAACTATAAGGATCAGTTATTGCTTAGAAATTGTGGGCCTATACCTAATCAGGTATGTCTTATTGATCGTTTAGACTTTAGGGTAAAACAAATAGCCGAGGGTGTCTTAGGACGTACTCTCACCAAGAGGCCACAGCTATTTGTTGGTAGTTATATGAAGAAGCCCTTACTTGTCAAGGACTATCTTATTTTATCTTGCGCCACCAGAGAGATCATACACAAAGTTCCCCTTGCGGATGGCCTCCATGATCTTCTTTTCATTCTTGGCGTACTCGTCCATGCTCATCTTGTTGACACGAGACTCAAGAATCCTTTCGCCGTCATTCTCAAAGTCCATGTTGGCTTTGTTCTTTGAGGTGACGAGGGATGCGGCTTCCTTGGTCTTTTCCTTACGTGCCGAGGGGGTCATACCCTTATCGACTTTGTAGAGGTCAAGAACACGGATAACTGCACGAGCATCCTCTTCATTTTCATACAGAGCATCTTGAACCCACTTGGGTTGTTCTTCTGCCCAGTTGTGGAACTCGTCTGACTTACGGAGAGCATCAAAGTCCGAGTGAGCCTGACGGATAGCATCCATTGCTTTGTTGCGAGAGGCGTCGTAGCTCAGCTTCTCATACTCATCAAACTTACTCTTGTACTGTGACAGCTTCTCGTCTGCCTTCTTAGTAGCAATAGTTTCTACGATAGAAGCCACATCAGGGTACTTACGTGCCCATGCAGCAATATCCTCGTCTGACTTGGGAGGGAGTACCTTGGTACCGCTAACAGAGTTCTTCAACTCCTCAAACTTAGCTTCCCACTCTTTCTCTTTGTCAGAGAGGTGTCTACGAAGATCGCCGTAGCGTTTCTTAAAAGACTTTTCTTCCGGGTCAGTAGGCTCAGGTTCAGACTCTTGCGCCTTAACCACTACCTCTTCTTCTTGTTCTTTTTCTTCTTCTTCTTGCCCTGAGGTTCTAGACTTGCCGATCAGTTCTTCAAGTTCTTTCTCATCAGCCTCAATACGTTTACGATTACGACTATGATTGAAATTAGAATCAACGTAGACTTTAGTTACAGACATTCTTTATCCTTTATGTTGGGGCCAGCCTAAGCCGGGTAGCCTTATATTTTATATATCACAATCTTACTTAGGAAGCAAGACCTTTTCTAGATTTTCTCGCGGCAGTTTTTTGAGTAGCCTGTTTCTTAGGTACCAGCCCACCTGTGTTCCAAATGCTCCTATCGGAGTAGGGATCGTAATCAGGTCCAATAGCGCCTGTATCCCCTCGAGAAGCTTTTTCATACTCTTTTGCAGTTGCTGCGAGGTCTTTCTCACGTTCTTTTGCAGTTCGATCTCTTTCCTCCTGAGTTCTGCCCTCAACATTAGTAGAAGGTCTTGACCAAGCTTTCTCATAGCCAGCCTTGTCGAAAGTGCCTTTTGCGACAGCCTCCCTAGTTTTTTCAATGGAGAAATCAGATTGGTAATTACGTGTTGCTGTTGTGGGGTTTGTAATAGCGTTAATCGCAGCGTTCTTTTGCTTACCTGTAGCGGTGAAGCCAATATCTGTCAGAAGACCTACAATCGGTGAGCTTATGGAGCCTGTAAGTGCATCAATGCGGGACTGCAAGTCTTGCTTTTGAGCTTCATCCGTAACGCGAGACAAAGCAGCCTGAGCATCAGAGATAGCCTCCATTTTTTGGAAATCGCCAATGATACCACCAGAGAAGACACGTCCAAATCCCGTAGCTTGCTTGGAAGCATCATTAATAGCATTTACACCAAAACCGTAAGGATCAGAGGTGATAGCGTCGTAGTTTTCTTTGGCCCAACCTTCGTAGCTCTTTTCGGAAGTACCAGTGCCCTGCTGATCCCTGTCACGACCTTCTCTCTCTACTTTTTCTGTAGCGGTGGTAGGAGTCTCTGTCTCAGGTGCTTTTACTGCATCTGCAAGTTCTTGAGTCCACGGCACAAACCCTTCCGGCACAATACCAAGGGGAGTGTCATTGAGGAAGTTAATCGTTCTCTCTTCTTTGGTCGTAGGGTTGATGTACTTACGCTGTTGAATGCCAGTTTGCCCAGTACCTAGCGAGAACTGAGTACGATCAGGCATACCACCTTCAGCCATCCCCACAGGTACAGACATATCCGGGAGAGGGTAGGGATTTGCTGGGGTCTGGGTAATCATACCGCCATATGCCATGCCAGCGCCACCACCAGAGGCACCAAGGGCTTCCATGAGCATCTGCTGCTCTTCCGGGGTAAGCTCTTCGTCTTGACCTTCCATAGGCACTCCCTGAGCGTCTACGGGGGTACCCCCAATACGGCCATCAGCATCCATCTCTGCCAGACCCTGCTTAGCCTGACTACGGAGGTCTTCAAAGAACCTTACACCAAAGAAGCGGACGACATCAGCAGGGACAATATACTCACCCTCTGACAGTTGTGCAGGGATATCGTCACGCACTTCCGAAGCCATAGAACCCGGAGGGATTTCATTACCAGTGACAGGCTCGACACTCATTCCGTCGTCAGCAATGCCACCCTCTTGCATTAGTCTATTCATTTGTTCATCCTCTATCATGCCACCCTCGGCAAAGGTTTTTACAAGACCGCCTTTGGCCATCTTAGGTTTAGTGAAGTCAAATCGTGTCTTAGCATCTGAGATATCAATCATCGTGCCGGGAGTGTCTAGAGTTTTAAGCTTACCATAGATTTTAACTGCGTCATTGTATGCAACCCTCTTGAAAGTCTTTAGCCAGTCTTTGTCTCGTGCTTTAGAAGCCTTATTGAACTCTTCTTTATAGTTATCCCTAAAAGACTTTAGACCCTCTTTATCTAGACCGGAAGCCTTAAGAAGTTGCTCCTCAGTAATCCTGTCATTCAACATGTCGTTGTAAAGTTTTGCAATCTTCATGTCTTTTGTAAAAGTTGCTGCAACATCGTCAGGAAGACCTACATACATTTTAGGTTGTGAGGCCTCATCTCCAAAACCTGTGATACCAAAACCTGAGGTACCGCCCGTAGTCTTGACTTCACGGGTAACAGTTGCATTTGTAGCGTCAGACAGGTCTCTTGTCGCCTTGTCCAAACCTGTGACATAGGTTTCATAGAAAAAAGAACCCGGCTGAGTCTGCTCAAAGAACTCAAAAGACCCCGGTTTAAATCTGCCTTCATGACCTACAATCTGCTCAAGCGAGGGGATAAAGACCTTATCAATATCAGTGCTCTGAGCGTAACCAAGAACACCGTCAAGAAGGTTCTCTACTGCATCGCTCACATTACCTACTGGAAGTTTTGTGGCACCCCTTGTATCGGTAGACGCAATCTCTACAAGTCCGTCTTGAATATTAAGCAAGAGAGCATTTCTGTCGTCAAAACTCAACCCTGCTTTTTTGAGGTCTTCTCTAAGTTCCCTCTCAAGACCTCCGTCAATCCAGCCCAACCTGTTTGATTCAGGGTCATTCAAAGCCCTGTCAATAACAGCCTGCACTTCTGGTGTAAGAAGTTTATCAAGACCTTGTGTAGCTATGGCGTTTGCCTTGACCCTAAGGGCATTAATGTCTGCACCCGGACCTGCTTTTTTTGCACCCTTTTGCAAGTAGTCACTCTGAAACTCATGGACAAGCAACTCTTTCTGTCCTGTTCCAAAGTTCTCATTTGTAGAAACACGAGCGTGTGCAAGAGTGTTCTCAGGGAAATGGTAGGAACCATAATCTTTTCTGAGTTCTTCAGGGATATCAAAAGTAGGCAGGCTTTTGTCTTTGCGCTCTACATTGAAAAGAATTTCTTTGTAGTCCCCATCTGCTTCCATACCATCAAACTCTTGAATTTGAGTCCTACGGTAGCGTGGGTAGTCTTGAACAGCAAAAGAGCCTTTCCAAGTTTTTGGCTCAATGGTCGAAAGCAAATCCTCTTTAGTGTAAAACTTACCCTTATCAATGCCAAGGTCAGCAGAGTTGTAAAGGGCAGACTTTGCAGCAGGGGATTTGTCAAGTGCCTTGATAAAGTCAGACCCTTTCATCCCATTCTTAGGGAAAGGTAGACCTTCTGCAACTTCCATAACAGGGTCTCTGTAAGAAATCTCAAAAGGCTTTTGTAGTGGAGTGCGAATATCGCTTTGATGAAGGAGGTTGTTTTGCTGTAGGAATCTTTGATACTCTTTGTTCGCCTCTGAGAATTGCACTCCCATTGCGTAGTATCTCAAAGCCTCTTTTTCATCCTTGTAGCCAGCGTCCTTTACATCCTTAAACGTAACATTGTTATTCTTAAGGAAGGAGTCAATAACTTTATCTCGTTGAGACTCAGCAACAAATGCAAGGTCTTCCTGTAAATCAATGAAATTACTTACGGGAATCTCTCCAAGATTAGAGACAGCTTCAAGGTCTTTAGCTACACGGTGTGTGACAACTGAACTCGCAGGAGATGCTACAAGGGTTTCAAACTTAGTGATATCAGCTTCCGGCACTTTATAGCTTGGAGGAGCTTTAGTGTACTCACCAGCTTGAAATCTCTGGGGTGTTTTAATATCTTGAGAAGCTGCAGGTCCAGCACCACCAGAGCTTACAACTGAAGTGTCAAGTGGTTTACCAATTCTTGTAGCAGCACCAGACATGCCTGCAGGGAGAACCTCAGCTAAGTCTCCGTAGGTAGGGCTATCCCCAGAAGCAATTTTACGGAAAGGTTCGTAGGCCCCTTTAACCGCTTCTTTAGCAAACTCTGAGGTCTCTTCCAGAGATGGCAAAGAGGGATCAGAGATATATTCACCTACAGCTTTTGCGGTGGTCAACAGGGGTGGTTCTTGTTTGGTCTTAGTCTCAGGGTAAAGAGTATAAAGCTCTCCTGTGCTTTCGGACCTATAGATTGTACCGTTCAGCTCATCAAAACCCTCCACTACATCCCTAGGCCCAGCAATGAGGGGGACGTTCTGTGGACTAACGTCTTCAATTCGAGTGAAGGCATTCTTGGTCTGTTCGTCTTCGGTCATTTAGCATTAACCTTGTCACGGAGTTGCTCTAGTTTGCGGAGGGCTTGGATTTCACCCTGAGTACGATGAAAGTCTACCGGGTCAGTCAACTGTTCCAACTTCTTGTGGCAGGCTTGAATACGCTCCTGCAGTTCCACCAAGAAGTCATCCCAGAGTTCTCTGTTGTTTACGAAAGGCTTGAGATTCACTGTGCACCCTGACCAGTATTTGCCGTAAAGCCTTGCTCACCCGGAGTGGGGACAGAGCCAGTACCCATGTTACCGCCACCAGAGCCTTGAGTATCCTGAGCCTGTACACCTGCAGGAGCACCTTGTGCAGGAGCCTGACCGGGTGCAGGAGCCTGAGGAGCAGGGGGTTGTGACGCTTGGAAGGTCTTAAGGAGTTCAGCTTGGATAGCAGCCCGCTGCATGGAGTTTGCAACCTTATCGGGATCAAGGTCCATAGACTTAGCAATCTCACGTACAATGTAATCCATACGAGCGAAGGGAGCCAGCACAGGGTTCTGCACAACACCAAGGAACTGCATCAGGCGCTGAGAACGAACCTCGTTAGCCATCAGAGACTCAGTGCCTGCAGCCTTAACTTCCAAGTCACCCTTGATCTCAGGGTCGAAGTCAAACTGCATGTTGAAGCTGAACAGAGCCTTACCCAGAGGGGCAAGCAAGTAGTCGTCAATGTTCTTGACCACAGTACGGATAGAACCGTTAGCGGCAGACATGAGCATAGAGATGCCCGAGGCAGTACGACCAACACCACTGATGCCAGTCTGGCCATGTGCAAATGAGGGGAAACCAGTAGATTCATCAGCAAGGACACGAGCCTTGTCGAACATCTGCATGTTTTCATTCGAGACGTTAGGGAACTTAGTACCAAAGATAGCCTGACCGGGAGCACCACCCTCACGACGGAAGACTTTGCCGGGGTAGACTTCGAGGTCTTGGCCGGGGATCAGGTTAGTCTCATCAACTTCAATCAGCAAGTTGCCACTCAGAGCAGCATTGTCTACTGCCATCCGCATGAAACCATTCATCAGGGTCTGGGTGTCATCCATGTTCTCTGCAACACCAATGCCCCACATGGAGTAGGGGTTGATCTCATAAGGAACAACGTAGAAGGGGATAATGGTAGGGGTGAAGGGGTTCATCACAAGGCGCAGGACTCGGCCATTGCAGACCCACACGTTGACAGACACCTCAGCTTTGTTTTTAAGCTCAGCAGGAACCTCTACATTATGGTTCTTGAGGATTTCCATGTCCACGTTGCCCCAGAACTCAAGGACTTCGTAACGCTCTGTGGAGGGCTGCTGGGCATCGTCTTCCATGACCTGTTCCCACCACTCTTTGATGTAGTTGGGGCCAGCCTTGACAGCAATATCAATCTCATTCTTACGGAAGTAGGGACGGTTGGCAAGCTTGCGGAGTTCGCTACGAGACATCTTATGACGTTCAATGCCGTACTCAGCCTCTTCCATATTGTTGGCATCCGGGTCCGGGTAAAAGTTCCAGATGGAGACGTTAGAGACCATAGGGACAGTCTTAATCGTGGGGTCGTAATTACCTTCACCATCCCAGTTAGGGTACTCTTTATCAACTGCAAACGGACCCTTCATCACACCAGTACCAAAGAGTGCACACTCAAAGGCAGTAGAACGAAGGTGCTTTGAGGCATGAGACTCCTCAAGCTGGTCATGGATTTTCTTTTCCATCTTCTTTGCTGCAATCATAGCAGGCTCGAAGGTGACCTGAGACGGAGTTACACCGGGACCGGGACGCACATCCTCAATAGGCTCAAGCATCTTCTTAAGCCCACCAAGACGCTCACGATACTCAGGCATAGTCTCGCCGGGAAGCAGAGGCTCAAGACCACCAGCCTTCTCTGCTTTCTTTACCTCAGCATTAGTCTCAATGTGGACAGACTCTTCTACACCCTCAGGGAGCGTAGTAGGATCAATAGTGATTGGGAATTTATTACCACCGAAGAGCACCTCGGTCATCTGCCCAAAGGCAGCAAGCACTTTAGTTTTAGTTACTTTGACAAAAACTCTGGACTTCTCAGTCTTAGTGAATTGGACATCCGATCCATACAGACCACGGTAATTGCGGTATGCTTTGATCCAACGCTGTTCTTCCGTCTCTCTCGCAGTCTCAGCCTTAGAGAAGCGTTCTTCAACGTAAGCAACAATGCCACCAGCAGGCTTGTCATTAGGCGAGTCGCCAGAAGTATCCTTGACGGCAAGCATCTTGACGCTGTCGGGGGAGATGTTGTCTTCTTCCATTCTCATTTCCAATTTGTGTTAGTAGCCGAAGTCTTCCCAAGAAGAAAACTTGTTACCTTTTTCTAGGTTCATTTTTGCAGGAATTATCTGCAAGTTATTCTCTACGTGTAACCCGCACACACTTTTACCCCGCAACGGAACTGCATGATCTACGTGATGAACTACGCCCGTTTTCTCTGAAACTTTAGCACAAAGGGTGTAAATACGACTTATCTGTTCCAGATTTGCCCAGCTTGGTGTGGCGTTATTTCTGGAAGCCCTTCTTTGAGCAACGGCAGATTGATGTTTTCCGGGATCAGCCTCCCTACGTCTTTTTGCCGCCAACCTGCTTTTTTCTTTGTTGTTTTTGTGCCAAGCTGTTTCTGTAGCACGTCTTATGTAGGCGTCTTTATTTTCTTGATAGTGTTCTTTGCTTGCAAAAGACTTACGATTTTTATTCTCTTTGTTCCAAGAAACAGACTTTTCTTTCGCACAAGCCTTGCAGGTATAGGTTTTACCTAAGGGGAAACTTTTACAATTATGATAGCTGTCCAAAGACTGCAATACTTTGCAAACATTACATGTCCTCATTCTAGTACCCAAATTTCTGGTCAGCAATCTGGAAGCCTGTACGTCCAGCATTAGGATCAAGATCAAACAGGCCACTCCTTGGTCGGGTCATAACCCCGTATCTAAGAGCGTCGTACAGGTGGTCTTCTGCTTTTGTGTCCACATCCTCAGGGTTAGTCTTGTCCAGAGGAAGTGAGGGTAGTTGAGAGATCAGGTTCTTGCAGCTATTGAAGATAATCATACGTGGTTCGTCAGTGTACTCGTCAACCTGCAGGCGTCTGTGGATTTCGTTCTTACCTGCAATACGAGAGCCTCTACTTCTGTCTGAAGGACGCCAACGACACCCCTTAAGGATCATCCGCTCAGCAATGCTAGGCCCAGTATCTCCACGCTTGTGCCACAGAGAGGAGTCAAGAACACCGTACCGCACCTTCTCTCCAGACTCAGCCTCAAGAACTCTTGTTGCTAGGTCTTCTGCCAGAACCTTTGAGACGTACAATTCTCTGTACACAACAAGCTGCTCACTAGGGGCCACAGCAAACCAAAGAACACCAGTGTAAGAGCTATAACCGTAGTCTGCGGCACGGAATCTTGGCCAACTGCTAGGGATGTCAAAAGGCTCTACTACATGAAGTCTACGATTAAACTCTGGGAAGGCTGCACCCTCTGCAGTGTCCCAGCTACCTTCTAGAAGTTGCTTCCTCTGGTGCTCAGGGAGAGACAAGAGGTTGGCTTCATACATTCCATCTTCGGCTAGGTAAGGGTTGTCGAAGAGGGTTGCAGGAATAAAGCGTCTTTCAAAGAGTGGCTCACCCTCACGAGAATGACCCTTAGGCCAGCGTAGAGTTTCACCAGTCTCCGGGTCAATAGCCCAGAAAGGTTTTCCGGGTGGAGAGGGATCAATGAAGGCTTTCTTAACCCAGTGATGTCCTGCCCCTCCGGGGTTAGTAGTAGCCCTCTGGTATAGCTTTAGACCACTGTCTTTCGTTGTACGGAGACGAGAACGCATGTAGTTCCAAGCGTAAGGACTGGCCCACTGAGTAAGTTCGTCAAAACCAATCCAGTTGTATGCCTGACCCTGATAGCGAGTAACGTCATCATCAGCATCAAGGTAGCTCATCCAGAGTGTCGCACCTGAAGGGGCTACCCAAGTCTTGTCTCTCTCTAAAAACTTAATCCCCGGAATGGCTCTGGGGTACAACATCTTTGAAACAGAAACCAGTTCTCGGAGTTCTTCTGTAGACTTACGGACCAGAAGCATCTTGGCATGGGGGTTGTTCAGGTAACGAACTGGGTCAGCCAACATAGCGTAGGACTTACCACCACCCGCTGCACCACCATACAAGACTTCTTGTTCGTCTGCAGAAAGAAACTCTGACTGAGGGCCGGGGTTAGGGGAGAAGATAATTTCCCTAGCCTTTTCTACCTCAATCTTCTGTGGGATTGCTTGGGCTGGTACCGTCAACACGGGTGTTGGTTCTGGTTGAGGTGCCTCCAATTTTGGCTTCGAGTCTTTCGGCTTTTTCGAGGGCCGCTTTGTACTTTTCGGCAAAGTAGCGTTGGTTTGCAGCCTCTGTCTTACGTTTATACTCAAGCTTAATCCTCTTATACAGACCTACGTGAGAGATGGCTCTACCACTCTGCTCACTCAGCCATGCTGCCACTGCTCTGTAGGAGTACTTCTTGAGGTGCTTCTTTGCTTGCTCAAGGAGTTCTAGTTCCTCTGGAATAGGTAGCAGTACGTCTGGGTCAGTTGGGTCTTCTTTGTACCCGAAGGGCATAATTCTCCCGCTTCTGACAACAGGCTTCCACTCGAAGTGGTCACCGTGGTCGATTGGCTTGGGGAGTCTCCATTCTTTTTTGATCTTTGGCATAAGTTACTTATAATACAAACAACAGAAACTGTCAATCACTTTTCTTGGATGGGAGGATGAAGAGGGGAGTGTCAGTCTCAACCTTAACTTCATCCTTGGGCTTGAAGCCACCACGATCAAGCAAGTCCTTAGCAGCAGCCATCTTCTCTTTATTGCCGAGAGCTGTAGGATCAGTCATGACCTCATACATGCTGTAAGCAGCCTTAACACCAATGTGGGCAATGTACTTCTTGGTGAGTTCAGCAATCTCAGACTCAATCGACTCTACAATATGCTTGGTCGAATACGTGTCGCTGTAGCCTGCAAGTTTCTTTGCTTTGACAAAATCACCCCGAGCCTCTTCGAAGAGGACATCAAGGAATTTCTGCTGCATCTCTGTAAGTTGTTTAGTCATCTAAACCTCGCTGTCTTCTTTGCAATACCTTCGGGCTGCTTAGAAAACTGCTTCCCTTTCTTGGCGTCTTCTCTTTTCTTGGCACTTGTACGCTTGTACTCTTCACTGGAGAGAGCTTCTCGTGCCTTCTTTGGCAGATATCTCTCACCAGTAGCTTTAGGGCCTTGTGTGGAGGGCTTACCTGACTTAGTACCCCAGTCCTCTTTAGTCCACTTGGACATAGACTTCTGGGCCTCAGTCTTCTCTCCGGTGTAGCCCCCACCCTTTTCCTTGTAGATTTTACCTGCAAGTTGCATGGCTCTGGCAGAATGCTTACCGCCCATCTTGGACTTGGCCTCAGCCTTAGCACTCTCCCAGAGCTTTTCGTTGGTTCTACCCATCAGACTGCAACCCTTGTCGTGTTCGAGATAAACATTTCTTCTGCAGTGCAGAGGGCATCTACAACTCCGCTAGAACTAAGAACAATCTCTAGCCTGTCTTCAGGTTCAAGAACAAGATATGCCCCAGAGAGTTGAACAAACTCCCCTTGAGACATATTCTTTCCACCAATAATGTAATAGCTCGCATCATCTTGCTTACGGTACCACTTGAACGAGACAGTATTGGTGCCGTTGGCATTGGTAAAGAACACAAGAGGAATCTTAGCCCTGCAGTTGAGAGGGCAAGTATACAGTACGTGTGTAGCCGCAGTAGTGCAAGCAACAACGTGTGATATTACCCTCTCGACCATTATTTAGTTCTCATCTTGTATTCTTTGCCAGTAATACCGGTCATGAGGCGATTAAAACCTAGTTCACCACCAACAACACTTACAGGTAAACCAAGTTTTCTACGGTTTGCAGCGGGCATTTCTTTCCACTGTGCGTAAGTAACATCAAAGGGAGCAACTGGTTTACCCAATGCTGAACCATATCTACCAAGTTGACCTTTATCGGTTTTACCCAATGAAAAATCTGCCCGCTCTTTTACTTTTTTTGCTTTAGCCTGAATTTCTGCACGTTTAATAGCTTTATCAGCACCATCAACAACATTAGAAGTGATTCTTGAGGTGGTCACATCCCCCTTGCGATAGCCCTTCATAGCATCCACAGGCTTACTCTTAGGACGAATACTAGAAGTAGGTGCGGCGCTCTTAGAAGCAGGTTTAGACGCAGGCTTAGATTCCTTCTTAGGGGCCTTCATTGCTTCTTTTTCTGCTTTGGTAAAGAACTTACGGGTCTTGTAATTAGAACCTTTAGCAGTCACCCACTCAAAGTCTACACCAGCTTTGTAATTGTCGTCGTCATCACGAGCCATTACTTCTTACCTTTTTTAGCCATGCAAGAACCCATAGCTTTGCACTTAGCGGGTGAAGGGCAGGCTTTGCAGGGAGTGAATTTGGGTGCAGGTTTCTTAGCCATTATTATTTACCTTTTCCTTGAGCAGGTTTCATAGAGGCACCACAGTTAGCCATGCCGCCTTTAGCCATACCCTTCTTGGCCATACCACCGTAAGCTATGCCCTTCTTAGTGGCACCACCTTTGGCCATAGCAGCCTTCTTGCCGTACATCATTTGTCTTTCCTCTTCGTGGATTTAGTGACACCCTTGATGGTGCCCTTGTTCTCTGAGGCATAAAAGACTTTTTCACCAGCCTTCTTGCCGTATTCTTTCTGCATAGCAGCTTTGATCTTCTTGCCTTTAGCGTTCAGGGGCATGTCACTTCTTCCTTGCAGTTTTGGTTCTGGGGAAAGATCGATTAGCAGCCTTGGAGGTAACCTTGAGGTTGCTTCTCTTGTTGTTCAGAGGGTTGCCATCTTTGTGGTCGATATCCTTACCGTCACCCTTAGAGACTACACCACCCTTTTCTAGGGCATAACGAGCACGTTTACGAGCATTATTTTTCTCCCGCTGTTCAGGCTTGGAGTGATACTCTTTGTACTCGCTCTTGTAGTCCCTACCCGGCATCAGTCCTCTTCCTCTTCTTCATACTCTTTTTCCCAGTCAGGGCAGTCCCAAGCTTGGCAAGCAGCCTCTTGAGAACAAGCAAACTGGAACTTCTTGCAGGCACCCATACCCGATTCAAGCTTCAAAGCCTTCAGGGTCTGTACACGATTGTCGAAGTACTCGCAGTTGCCACACTTCTTAAGCTCAGCAATAGCAACAGGCTTGTCCCATGCTTTAGCAAGCTCCTCAGGAGTAGCACCATACATCCAGTAGGTCTCTGCCCGCTTCTTGTTCTTCGGAGAAACCTCAGGAATCTCGCCAATCATCAAACCCATTATCATTTTCTCACCACTTTTCCTTATCAGCCCAGTAGGCAGCAGACATTTTACCTTTTGCGATATTCTTGGCATGTCTGGCCTTGAAAGAGGCACGTTTTTTACTCATTCGGTCAGATTCTCCAGCCTTAGGAGCACCTGCAGTACTGGCTCCTTGCTCACCAAAGCGGATAGTCTTGATCTTGTCGCCCTCTTTAGCCACCACAATGTGTGATTTCTTGGGGTGATCCGGGGTTCTCTTCGGTTTATTGAAGCCAGACACACCTGCTCTAGCTAATCTAGGGTCTTTAGTGGTCATCGCTTAGCTTTCTTGGAGAACTCCATATAGTCTTTTTCCAGTTTGTCGTACATCTTAGTGGTACTGTTCTTTTTACCACCACGAATCTTAGAGATAAGCTTGGATTCATTAGCCTGACTAGCAGCCTGAACATTCCCCCAAACCTTATTGCTCTTTGTACCTTTAGAGTGTTTTGAGAGATTTTCTCTACGTTCCTCAGGGCTATCTCCACGAACGTACTGTTGTGCACCAGCGGCAGTCTTGTAGGTCTTTGCAGTGGCCTTAGACTTAGGCCCCATAGCATCTGCTTTACGGGTAGGTTTTTTAGCTTTATCTGCCATTTTAAGTGCCTTTTCTTTTGAAGAGATTAGTAATCCATCTTCCGATTTCATTAGGGGAGGGGAGCAACCAACCAAGGATTAAGAGTAATATTACCCACGGCTGGACCTCATTAACGGTAACTTTCTCGACTTGTTCAGCAGAAACCTTAGCTTCTACAGACTTGATGTCACCACTATTTGTCTTCTGCTCCGTAATTCTCGTAGTCCCCAGCGTTTGGGAGTTTGTTTTCCCCGCTTGGACGTTTGCTGCTACGTTGGGACCGCCCCCGGTCAGTAGTTTCATGGGTAAATTGCTGCACCCCGGAAGGAGACTTACCGAACCAATCAAGACCAAAGGAAAGAGCAGCGAAGGTAAAGACTGGCCAGACAAGAATTTCAACAAGGCTAGGTTCCTTCACCTCTACAACGTAAGCCAGCCAGACTAAGAGAGCTACAGCCAACTCACGCTTGTAGGTTTTCATTTCACAGCCATTGCCTCTACTGCACCCCTGATTGCTTTGATATTCTCATCAATGCGACCCATAGTGACAGCCTGATTCTGGACAGTCTCTTCCAGTGTGTTAATTCTCGTATCCTGCCGTACAAGTTCTTTCTGAGCAGAATCAATATCGTTACGCAGACTAGCAACAAACCAGATCAAAGCAACTGTCTGGCAGAAGATAGCAAAGACTAGGGTGAGGGGGATGGACTTAGACAAATGCCACTCTTCGTTGCTCATCACTTGTAGACCTTCCGGTCAAGCTCGAAGTGAGGTCCGTCAGGAAAACCCTTCCAGTCACCACCCCAGACAATAGCAACACCAAGGTCTTTAGCAGCCTCTTTCATGGCATCAGCAATAGGGTGGTACTCATCCCAGTCAGCAATATTCAAAATACCATCAGAATCAAAGTCACCATTCAGGGGCCAAGGACCGAGGTCTACAGCATGACCAGTCAGGTGACGGGAGTTCATGGTCTTAGACTTACCAGCAGCAAAGAGCTGAGCCTGACGCTCCTTGGTTCTGAGACCCTCAAGCACCGTAAAGTCTTTCTCGGTGATCTTGATTGCTCTCTCCACGACAGCCACGAGGTCAGGGTGTACCCCCTCTAGTTTTTGTCGTGACTTGGGTCCAAGGCTGAAGGATGTCATTCCCAGTCTCTCTTTCTGTCTGGCTCAAAGACATCCTGCTTACGGAGGTGCCCTTCAAGGTACATTGCTCTTTCTATCCGATCCAAGGAGTACCTGATGCCAGTCCTCTGGTGGATAGCCTCTCTTACGTAGAACACATCTGATCGTGGAATGTGAACTCGTCTTAGCCTGCCCTCATCCTTGTCTGCCAAAGCATTGTAGAAGTTTGTGAGGACATCGTCGTCTGCGAAATATTTCATGTCTAGTTATACCCTTAGGCTTTCCTTAGTCAAGCCTTTTTCTACGGCAAAAAAAGATTTCATCAGTACTTGAAATTCATCTTCTGCTTACTATATAAGAATACTTAAGTATTACTTAAGTAGTACTTAAGTCCTCCTAGAGTCTCTACTTAAGTATTCTTCTTATATATTATATACTTAAAGAATAATAATACTAATGTAGTACTTAAGTAGTCTCTCAAGGAGTACCTTAGGTAGTCCATCAAGAAGTACTTAAGTATCTCTTAAGTAATATACCGCCTTTCCGTTTTTTGTCAAGACCCTATCTCATCTTTTTTAGAAGAAATTATCCTTACCTCACTGTCCGGACACTTTGCTATGGAGTCACTATAGCTCTTTGTCCGGTCAAGGGCACCCAAGCTCTGGCCATACGTAATCCCCCGCCGCCCCTAAGAAGAGTCCTCGGACTTACGTCCTTGCGGAGGTAACACTTAAACACAGTCAAAACAGCCCCAAAGAGAGCCGCCAGATAGCCTCCTCTGATTTTTCTAGGTCACCCTAGCCGAGACAAGAGATCGCTCTCTGAGGGCCTTTCTAGAGCCTCTACAACTATCCCTCATTTTTGACCAACTGGTAAAGAATTACATAGTGTTAACCACTTGGTCTTTTTCTGGTTAACAGAACTACAAAAATCCCCCCGCTGTCATTGTTGGTATACGCTATCAGGCACCCCCCCGGTGGCCCATGCCCGCCCCCCTATGCCTGTCATGACGTAGGTAGGCCAGCGCATTATGCTTAAGCGTATGACATCATGATGCCTAACATGTTGATTCCTAAAGGAATCCCAGAGAATGTAGGTTTGTCAACTCTGCTAAAGCAGATGGAAATTGGTAAGAAATCCTGACCAATCGGGAGACGGCAAAGGACATGCACCCTGATGGAACATCAGAAGGGCCAAAAAGACCAGCTCAGAACCCCAAGAGTTTTTGTTGCCCGCGCCTTGCATAATGCTTAACCCCGCAGGCTAAAACTTTCGAAAGGTTTCCCCTTTAGGGGAAGTTAAAGTCGGACCGTCCGACTATAGAAAATCCCGATGCTACCCTTTAGGGTAAAAAAGCCTTGACAACCGGTTTGACTTGACGGCCTTATAGAGGGGCCAAACAACGGCGCTGATCGAAACCACCCCTAAAGGGGAAACCGGAGAAAACACCATGTCGAATATTGCTAACGTAGTTATCGCCGCTGATGCCACCGTCAAAGTCGGCAAGAAATCCTTCACCATTGCTGAAGCAATCAAACATGCCTCGTCGATCTACGACACCATGTGGCTGATGCAAGAGCAGATGCTGGACCACTACCGTGAAATCGGAACGATTTTGATTGGGCTTCAGACCCTGTTCGGCGACAACCGTAAGGCATTCGGCCAGTATCTTGCCGGGACTGACCTTGGTCAGATGTCAAAGCAGGACCGTTCCGATGCCATGTTCCTTGCGACAAACTGGACTAAGGTCCAGAAGCTGAACCAGAACGGCGCCCTTGACACCCTTGGTGTTTCGGCAATCCGTAAGCGGCTCAAAGTTGCCGAAGGCAAAGCATCGAATGGTGCCGGGGTTCGCAAGATGGACCAGAAAACCGCAGCCCCTAAAGGGGAAGTCACTGAGCCGAAGGCTGAGGCTAAGGCACCAAAGGTGAAAGACGAGGCTGAATTGGCGGATCTGGTCTGGACCCTGATTGCAGACAATGGTCTGGACTTCGCAGTGTTCACCAAGGCTCTGGTCGCCAAGCGCAAGGGGTCGTAAGACCCCACCACGTTTCCCCTTTAGGGAAATCACGAGGCATCCTTCGGGGTGCCTTTTTTCGTTTGTCGTCACGGTTTCCCGAAGGGAAGGCCAAGGTAAAGTCGGACGGTCCGACTATAGAATCCCCTGAAAGGGGAGAGGAGAAAAACCATGACAGCATGTCGGATGATCGAATTGAGCGTGATCCTGTTTGCCTTTGTGGTGGGTGCGCTGGTCCTGATCTGTGCGCCGCATGATGATGATGAGGGGGGTGAGTGATGTGCATGTGAGCAAGCGTGAGCGCATGGCCCGTAGGGCAGACAAGTGGTGGCGTAGCGTGTGGCATGTGCAGATGCTGATGACAGACAGTCGCATGAGTGGGCGCGATGAACCCTTGAGCAGGGCGAAACCCTTGAGCAAAGCGAATCTATTGACAGATGATGTGGGCCGTGGTTTTCTAAAGGCTCATTCGACCTGCTGCCAATCGAAACACAAACCTAAAGTCGGACGGTCCGACTATACAATGGGAGAAACGAAATGACCTACGGGTTCATTGAATCAGATGTGATCCGCTACGCCTTGATCGACCGGGACAACACACCTGACACCCTGTCCAAGTGTCTGGACCTGATGACTGACTACATCGTGAATGACATGGTGGATGAGCAGGTGCCGTATGAGGTGTGGACCAAGCGCAACGATGCACTGACAAAGG